CAAATATTGTAATGGTACACCATTTGCATCTCTTTCATATACATCAATTTCTCTATCCGTTTCATTTGCAAAATCAACAACATCTATTGTTCTAAATATTATAGAGCTATTCGTAGATGATTCGATTTCCATACCATCTTTTATTTTAAGATAATATGCATCATTTGGTTCATAGTTTGGAGAACCTTTTGTTGGAACCAGTTGATAAACAGTTATAGTTGTAATAGCTGGAGATGTTACTTTTGGTTTATATCCCATAGATTGAGCCAATGCTACAACGTTTTTACGTTCGGTAGCATGTGCTAACATAGATTCTTTTAATTGAGTATCTTGATAAAATGATAGTACATCTCCCAAAGCCGCAGCTTGTTCGATGAATACCATACCAGGGGATGCTTCATTAAAATCTGAATATGTGTTTGGAAAATACGTTTTAGTATAATCAATTAAATTTTGCTTAAAGGAATCGAAATCTTTTCCTAAATAATTTAATGATTTTTTAGTTCCAAATGTTTTTTTAATAGGATTTATTGCCATTTTATTTTTCTACATTTATTTGTATAGATTCTGATAGAGCTGGGTTTGATACTAATGAGAATTTTATATCCAATGTAACTTTATTAGTATCTATATCGTTTTCATCATAATCAAATATTATTTCATTTATGCTTAAATATGGCAACCAAATAGAAACTGCATTTATTATAGAATTCTCTATTAAAACTTCTATGTTATCAATTGGTTCAAATAGTGCTTTCCAAACATCACAACCAAATTCAGGTTGCATTAATCGTTCTCCTTTCTTTGTAAGAATGAGATTAATTAAGTTATTTTTAGCTTGTGTCAATGTAGTAAAGTTAGATGAAAATATACCATTAGAATCAGAACTTTGGTTTATACCAATTCCCAATACTTTATAGTTATTTTCAACTAAATCATCTACATTTACTTTACCAAGCTCTATTGCCATTATCTACCTTTTTTATTTTGTTCTTGTTTTGTGAATACCTTTGTTAAAGCACTATAATCTCTTGTCAATGCTTTTAGTGTTGCATCTTGCAATGCATCACCGGTTGATTCAAAAGTTGGAACATTTGATGGTAAATCTATATCTCTAAAATCCATAGTTTCCCATTCACTTTCATCAACTCTTAATTCAGGCTTTATCATATCCAACACACTACCAACCGCACTAGCACCTTCTTTTCTTTGTTCCGCTGTAAATGGTTGTGTCATATTCAATACTTCATTCAACATTGGATTAGAAGTATATTCTTTCATTTGTTGAGGTCTTTGTTGTTGAATTGGTTGTTGCTTTCTAACAGGTGTAGGAGCAACTTCTGTCATCTCTCTCAATGATGGAGTAGATGGTTTTCTTTGTGAGTTTAATGTAACCGCACCGGATTTGATTAGCTTTGCCAATTCTTCTTTAACTTGTTGTTTAACTTCACTTTTAACAACTTCCTTAATTAATCCGACTAATAATTTTGAATCCATAGTAATTGTAATATATGTTTAGTAATAAATATAAAAAGATTAAATTTAATCAGGTACTTTATATCCAGACCAGTTAACTATGCCTGGAGCGGGTGGAGCTGGCGGTGGATATTGTGATATTACCGAATAAATACCCGATACTGTTGTTAGATGAATTTTAGCAGAATTTATAAATGCATCTAAAAATTGTTCGGGATTATTATTAGGTGGAACTTTAACAGCTGTCCAACTACCTGGATTTAATACAATACCGGTTGTTGTTGCTATATTTTTAATTGAACCCGGTGATGGTATCGTTGGTGGGGGGAATGGCGACATTTTACCTCCAATCCAATATATTATAACAGCCGGTCCTACAACTTCTAAAAATGTTAAAACTTTTGCTTTTTGAGTTTGTTCTAAAAATCGTATAATAGATTCTTGCATTAATATTGGATTACCTTTCAACATAGGTACGCCATTTATTGGGTCTTTCCCCGATTTAATAGCAGTATCATACGCCAGTGTAAATGCTTTTGCAAAATCACTAATACTTCTATATGAATTGTTTTGCATTTGCGGTAACAATGCACTTTTAAATGTACCCCAAGACATTAGTTTTTACTTAAAAAGTTTTTAGCAGATAGTAAAGTATTTAATTTACTTTTTATAGAAGTAAATTGAGCTACATTTGTAGGACCGGTAGATGATGGACCGGCTGGGGTTAAATATTGCTGTTTTGTAATAGCATCTATTAACTCTCCCATTAACTTCACCAGTTCTCCACCCAATACCATTTTTTGAACATCCGCTCCTGCAGCACCTTCGCCTTTGTTTTTACCTAAATATACTTTACCATTTTCCGAATTAAGAAATATTTGATTTGCTCCTGCCGAATGTATTGTTACATTTTTATCCGTATGGAAGTAAATATCTTTTGCAGCATCTACCGAATATTGCCCATCAGTAATTACACCCGTATTACCTTTACCAAATATAATAAATTCTTTTGCTTTAGCCGATAAGATGATTCTATCCGAATTTATAAATAATTGGTCACCGCTTAAATCTTTTGAGTTTGGATATTCTTTAAATCCTTTCTTTTCTTTTTTTACTTCCTCTTTAAATGGGACTTTTACTTTATTAGATGTAATATAAATTGATGTACCATCTTTATTTATATCTTCTTCAACTAACTCACCAATCTTTTTAGAATCTAATTCGGGGTTTTGTTTATTACGAATGAATATAGATGGAGATGCCGTCTTACCATCTTCGGTTAAATGAAATTCACTAAAACGAATTGTGTTACCAACTCTACCACTTATAATAGTATCACCTTGCTTTGGTTTTAAAAATTTAATCTTTTCGTTTACTTTATATTCGTTTGTAGAATTCGTTTTGTTTGTAGAATTAGTTTGACCGCCGGCGTCTTTCGTTTCTCTAAGTGATTTTCCACCTTCATTTGCCGATTGTGGTTTAGTATTATCGGTTGGGTTTAAATCCGTATATGTAACATAATCCCTTCTATAATTAGAATATGGCGTTACTGAATATGGTAACCAAAATATATTATTTTTATCTATTTCTAATATCAGTACAGTTTCTCCTTTAATTGGCATTGTGAAATTATTCTTATCAAATGGATAAGCATAATATTCGGTTGTCATTTCAGGATATATATAAGTTATAGCACCATACAATCTAGCATCTTTATCTGAAAAATCCTTATTCTTATTATAAATTGAAACGTAATCAGCATTTTCTCCCGATTCATATGGGTTCAAATCCATATCAATCATAAATACTTTATTTACCGTTGCTAAATATGACTCTATATTTGCCATTAAATTTTTGATTTAATATCATCTAATTCGATTTGAATATCAACCAATTTTTCTTCATTCTTTTTTTCTATCTCACTAACCGTATCTTCCAATTCAGTAAGTAATTGACTTTTTTCATGCTCACTTAACCAACCATCTTCACCAATACCTTTTGCTTCAGCAGCTGCTAATCTTTGTGCAATTGTAGCAAGTTTGATTAAATGGTCATCATTCTTAACCGATACATCAATCAAATCTTTTATGATTGGTGCAAGTACAGTTGCTTCACCGATATTTCTAATTAATTTACGAAGTGATTCAATCAATTCGGAAATGTTTTTCTTTTTGTTTTGTTGGTTTTCGTATATATCCTTAAATAATGATGATAAGTTTTTACCATCAAATAGTTTAAATTCTGCTCCCATATTAAATTATGTTGTTCTTTACTATATAATTATAAATTTCTTCACTTATTAGATTGTACCCATTTTCATTTGGATGTTTAGATGGTATTTCTTCGAATGGGTTTGGATATTCCCAAGCTGATTCATCCGATACTTTTACTAAATAATCTCGTATCGTTTGTTTAGCAAATCCCCAATATGTATTTTTATTTATCAAATGGGTTATATCATCTTTTCTATTTAAATCCTGAACCATCATATCGAACGCATCTAACATAAGATATTTTACTCCATAATCTTCTAACATTTTTTGTAAGAAAACAATATAGTTCTGATTTACTATGTTGTAATAATTTTGATTGAACATATGCTCTAAGAAAAACTTTTTATATTCTTCTAAAAAGTTGTTGTATTTATCATCACCATATTTGTATGATTCAAAAAATTTATGTGGTAGTAATGTTAGTTCTTTAATAGACCAACTAATCCATTCACCTTTTGGTAAAAAATGAACATGGTCACGTAGAGATGAACTCCACATAATCACAACCAAATCTCCTTTATGAATTTTACCATTTCTTAAATCGGAAATAACATCATTGAATATTAAATTATTTGCTCTCCCACTCCACCCACTATTTTCATGCTCACATCCAAACTTGTTAGCAAGTTTTATAGGCCAGGAATATTTGTTACGGAAATCTTTAAGATACATTCTATCTTTTATTAAGTTCTCCTCATCTAATCTACATCCTTGTCCTTCTGTCCAACTATCTCCGTATGCGTATAATTTCATTATTTACTAATTAAATAGTTACCTAATACTAAGTAATCCATATCACAATTATAGAAAGTCCAAATTGCTTTTTTAGGGTCATTAGTCATAGTATGTCCTCTTAAATTAAATGATGTATTTAATAATATTGGCGTTCCACTAATCTTTTCAAATTCTTTCAACAATTTATGATATAATGGGTTTTGCTCTTTTCTAACAGTTTGAATTCTAGCTGATTTATCAACGTGTGTTACCGATGGTATTGATTTATAATTAGTTACTTTAACAACTTGATTCATATAAGGAACTTCTCCTTCTGATGAAAAATATTTATCGTAATCTTCAAATGTTACCGAAGGAGC